TAATTGAATACAAGGGCGAATCATTAATTTCGGAATATTTGCCGGGATATAAAGTATATGCCCAAACTAATGGAGGTACTTATGTGACCATAGGAAGTGACGGGGTAGACTCAAAAGAGTTTAATCCAAAGCTTGGTTAACTACCGAAGTTATTTTATTACTATCGTCCACTATTGCCGGTCTCGTAACGGCATTCATTATTACTTGAGAGCCATCCCACTTTATGTCTACCCCTAGGTATTCAGCAATAAATCGCAATGGCACATAAAAATGGTTATCCTGGTTTACAGCATCAACCATATAGGTATTGCCATTTATGACCATCGGACTCCGCACCATCTGGCCAGCCAGAGCAGGACTAACGAGCATTACAACCATTATTACAGCTAGCAAGTATTTCTTCACTTCTACCATCTCCTTTGGCTTTAGTTTATTCTATGTGGCGAGGAAATATCCTGCATGGGGACATTGTTCGTCATATGGGATGCTACGCTTAATTAATCTACTATGCCACATAAACTTGTCCTGTAATCTGCTGGAATTGGCTTGCTGTAATTTTTTCTTTCACAACAAAAATCTCAACCTGTTCAGGTGTGTAATATCCAGCTTTATAGTAAGAAGTAACGATTTTAAGCCAATCCATTACATCAGCCCCCCTGCTACTAAAGCCAGAAGCATTTGAGCATTTTGTTCTTCTGTTTGAGCCAATCTATCACTCAGAACTTGTTCTGTTTCGGTTAGAGGTTTATCTGTGTATTCATAGAATAACTCCCCTGTAGTTGGGTTAATGAATAACTCTGATTTTTTCCCTACTTGTGCATCTGAAGCAGGTAACGTATTGATTGCAACATTGGTGATAAGTGTATCATCTGTATAAGATGCTAATACTTTCGCCTTAGTTTCTGAAATTGGTGTGCTCACTATATTCACAATTTATTCCCCCCTTTTTATTTACCATAAAACTATTACTTGACCGTTTGCCCCATCTCCACCAGTATCGACCCCTAGTCCATTAGTTCCACTACCGCCACCAGCACCAGGGAAAAGGCCAGAACCAGGCGCAACATGTTCATGATACTGAGCACGAACACCGCCAACACCTAAACTATTTCCTCCATAATTACCATCACAATAAGCCGCTCCATCGCCGCCAGAAGCGCCATCACCGCCTTTAAAACCTACGCCACCGCCATTACCCCCAACACCTTGCGCGCCATCAGCAGCTTCATAATTATAACAACCACCACCGCCTCCACCGCCATAGGCAATATAAGCACCAAATGATGAATTACCACCGCCAACCCCATTAATATATGTGGATGTGCCATTCCAATACCCACCAGCGCCGCCAGCACCAACCACAACAGCAATTTCTTCATTAGGTACTACAGTGAAAGAATCGATATAAACACCGCCACCACCGCCGCCTCCAGCTACAGCCGCACCACTGCCATTAATATCACTACGACCGCCACCTCCACCAGCACCAACAATTAATGCGGTAACTTGGGTTACACCAGCAGGAACCGTAAACGTATAAGTTCCGGGAGTCGTGTAAGATTGCGAATCATGAGGTATACCTAAAACCTTACCATCCCCCGCATTACCGCCATAATATCCTTGTGGGATTGTTTGATCGGTTGTATTTGGAGTGATTATTGTTCCAGAACCAACTTTGTTAGGCATTGTTCCTGTTATATCCCCTGCGTCCACACTCGCTGTCTTTCCAAGGAGAAGGTCGGACGTTGTAGCATCTCCGCTACCCCCTTCACCCTGTAATATAAAATTTGTGCCATTATACCTCAGAGTGTAGATACTATTGGCCTTTAGAGCGGCATTATAGCCATTTGCTTTTTTAATAGCTTTTGCCCCAGTACTGCACCAATCCAAAGTACAAGCACCTGTGCTGTCAGCATTAACCAATATGCTTATTGGCAGTCCCTCAACCAGAGAGGTTATGGCAGGAGATGATATAACATAGTCATTGCCAACATTTGTGGTGATACCGGCGTAACGTGCCTGCGCAAGTTGCTCCGCAGAGTCTAATTTATCATAAGTTATCGTCCCGTCCGGGATTTGGTTTAAAACAACTCCCTGCAACTGTGACAGCAAATAAGCATCATAAGAAACTAATTCCTCAATACTTTTCGAAGGGGTATCAAACCAGTTGGTCTTGCCGGTTATGGCTTTAACAACCTTCCCGAACCACGACAATATCTGCGTAAGCGTTCCGGTATTATTCCCACCTGCAAGGGTAGGATCAACAGTGCGATTTCCTATTTTGCCATCAGTAACAGCATCATCGGCTATTTTAATAGTAGTAATAGCACTATTAGGTATATTGTCTGCAGTTATCCCGCCACCCTCCTGCGTAGGGTCAAGATTCTTTGCTATCTGGTCGAGATCGTACTCGATCTGATCCGGTCCGCCAGTTCCAGCCGATTTCTGGCCGGGAGTACCGTTAAACGTACGAGAAAATTTCATATTATTACCTTCACCCCCTTGGGCCTTTTCCGTTTGAACTCAAAAGCTATGCCGTAAATTATTGCCGCTTCATCTAACACGTTTCTTTCAAACACAATTGAAACCCTATCCCCTGCCATGCTTACCTTGATCTCTTTTTCAATCATGTCCAGCCATCCCCAATATGCTCCCCATTCGCCTCCCCATACGAAGGAATCATCGAATGTTATATTGTTGACGCTCACGCTATCATAATCAACATTGTTGTAATCGCAGATTATATCTATGTCAACTGCGCTTAACCCTTCTGCTCTTTGGTTGACCGCGAATAATACCTTGCTTATCTTCTTCCTGTGGAATGGATACCCCAAAGAATATCCTTTTGTATGAGCTTTCCAATGGATAGCCTTGTAACAATCGTTGACAATATCCCAGTCATTCTCACCTACATCCATGGTAAGAATGTAATTGCCTGAAGCAGCCAATATAGTACCATCGTTCAGTTGATACATATTGTTGATTTCCAAACCATCATATATAGCAAATGCCTTTAATTCCCAATGATAAACCAGTAGCTTGTTATTCCTGGCATTGGCAGCATCATCACCGTATGCCAGCATATATTTATTACTGTTTTGGTCGTACATTGAGAACATCGTGTCTCGATGGGCAATGGCTTTAATTATGCTGCCCACCTTATTGTTTGATAGATTTCGAACCGTTTCATTGCCGGTTACCATTACGATATTGTAATCCAATATAGAAGGGCTAAGCGCATAAATACCACCCAAACCAACGAATGATAGGGTATTAGGGGTTAATATTGCTGTCCTTCCGGCAGTAATCCCCTGAGTTAATGAGAGCCTTTCCCATGTAGCATCGGTTAAAGGGTCTACTCCCTTCCATGACCAGCCGCCATTAAAATACATTGGGACCATAGCTGATCCAAACAATGACAGTGATGTAATAGGTCCATCTGAGGTTGATGGGTACAATTTTGAAATGGCCTTGAAGTATGTTGGATCGCTGGCCTCGGAGTAATATAAACAGGTCATATCAGTGGGATCTCCGGCGGCGAATATGCGCAGGCTCTTTGGATGCCAGATGAATTTCCTGCATCTTTTAATGGGGTCGAGGTCATTGCCTGCCCCTGTATTTGCTGTAACCTCAGCTAAGATTCCAACCCCTGCAATAGTGTTGGCGGAAGTAGGGGCAGAAGTTAAACCAGCACATGTGCCATTCGCTATATTGATATTCAGTGTGGCATCGTTCACGGCTGCTGTTAATGCTGTCAAAACTACCGAAGCATCAATGCCGCTGACAGCAAACTTAGCGGTTACGTCCGTATCTGCCTTAAGGGCAGTTCGTATTTTGCCGGCTACCTGGGAGGCGGTATCATTTAAAGCAACTGCAACTGAAATCGTTTTAGGTGAACCTGTCATACCTTCAGCAGTTACAATAACTGTGGCATTACCGGCAGTACTAATAGTTCCAACTATGGTAGCTGTTTCAACCTGGCAAATGCCGCCATACACCCAATATTTATCTACTCCACCCTCTTTCCCGGTGAAATAGAATCTATCTTGATAAATATAGTATCCAATGTTCTTATCGCTGAGAGCCAATATTAATGTTTCCTTGCCGTCGGTATTATCGATCAAGTATAAAGACGTGCCTATGATGGACAGCAATGTAGTCGTACCATCTTTTCTTTCCCACGGGATTAATTCTTCAACTGTACCTGTGTATTTGCGTATAACCTCGTAAGTATCATCCTCCACGGGCTGAGTAGTCCATGCAACGCTTATGGTGGCTTCCTTGGATGTTCCGTCATAATCGCTAATGGTTCTTGTCTGTCCTGCAACAAGTATTATGAACCCGTTATACCTGTCATTAACAGCAGATGCGGTACTATCTAATTTGACTTTTACATTAGTCATGCCGGTTTGGGCGGGACATTTACCAGAAACTTTTAAAGGGGAGGTTCCCTTTCTGGTAGAGAAACTTCCCCTTTCACCCAGATCAATATTAGTGGCTTCTCTGAGCTCGTTGTCGGCCAGACTATCTGGAGATACGTCCTGATTAAGTCCACCAGAGAAGTCCAGATAGGGTTTAATGAGTTTTGCCAATCGAAACCACCACCTATACCCGTCTTATTTTGTGCTTCAGCTTAAACTTCTTCTTTCTTTCCGCGATACTTTTGTTGAGTGCTGTGTAAAACTCCTGCATCCTTAGATTACCGAGGGTATTGGGGGCCGCATTATCTTCATCGCCAAAGGTTAATTGGCGATATGCCATATACAATTTGCATGGCTGATAAAAGACCGGGTCAATATTGACCACATCATTGATTGTGGCAATCTCGGAAGGCAATATGAAGTAATGCAGCTTAAAGTTGCCGTCGGTATTAAATATGATTTGATCGTCGTCTATCTCATGGTCTTTATAACGTTCATCAAGGCGGTCAACTGTACTGGTCATAGTAGATGAATTAAACTCTTCCACCTTATGGATCCTGTCAAAATCAGTAGGCAGATCATAAGATTCATGGGCAACCGAGTTGGGATAATCCTTGGTCATTTTAATCATGGCATCGGTCCCCAGTTTTTCTGTCAAGAACTCGTTCACCCAGATCAAACCATTAGCACTGGTTATATTGTCATCCTCAGTCAATGTTTCTGCCGCTGTAAGTAATTGTAATGCGGTTTTTGACACGCAGAGCACCCCCCTTTTTTCAGGCAATTAAAAAACCACCCCGTAGGGTGGTCTAGTTTAAATTTCCAAGCGCTTGGTAATTTAAAAGTATCTCTGATATATCTCTTTGCGTCTCGGCCCACTTAGGTGAGCGTAAATCATTGTGGTTTCTAATTTTGCATGGCCTAACAGGGTCTGGATCCCTTCCATCGGCGCTCCGTTATTGAGTAAGTGAGTAGCAAAACTATGCCTAAGTTTATGGGGATAGACATTGGCTTTTACTTCTGAGTTCTTAGCTACTCTCTTTACTATGTAGCGTATCATTTCAATGCTTAGCCTGTGCGGTTTTCGCTCAGTTACAAACAGCGCTACGTCCGTATCCTTACGGCTATTTAAATACTTCCTGAGCCAGATGGCAGCTTTAATAGAAAAGTAAACTTCCCTCTCTTTATTTCCTTTCCCGAGCACAATACAAGAACGGTTGTCCCAATCAACGGCGTTACGGTTTAATCGATGCACTTCCCCTGCCCTACAGCCAGTGCTATAAATAAACTCTATTAGAGCGTGTTCTACTGGTGCCTTGCAACCCTCTTCAAGTATTACCGTATCTTCCTCACTCAAGGCCTTGGGTATTGGTTTTCCTAATTTGGGTTCCTTCAACTTCCTGGCCGGATTACCTGAGCAGTATCCTTCCTCGTTTGCCCAGCGGAAGAATGCTCGAATAGCTCTAACTCTCCCGCCTAAACTGGATGGTTTAAGGTGCCCGCCCTTCACTACTAGATATGTTTTAAGATCCGGCAGCGTAATCTTGTCCAATTCAATGTCGCCAAAGTGCCTAAGCAATAAATTGTTTTGGATTTTGTACCCTCTAAGAGTAGTCTGGCTAAAGCCCTCGATCTGTTTGTCAGCAGCATAGAGCTGCCACGCCTGTGTAAGTAACATGATATGATACCTCCTGCAAAGTATTTTTGATTCCTGCAGTTGATGTGTAAAGCAGGTGGCGTCTGCAGGGACACCGAGCCGGGTAGCTACTCCCAACCTTTTACCTGCTTACACATTACCATATCATGCTATTTAGTTGCAAGTCAATCTTGTGGTATCGCTATTCCGATACCACAACAGTCCATTCCTCATTCCCCATCAAAACCTGTGCTTCTTCTAACGTCAACACCTGCAACGCCTCAATCCCTGTCGGTGCATACTGCGGGTCGTGGCAAATCCACTTGCTACCGGCTACGCTCTTTCTCGCAGACTCAGGGCAGATATTGACAGGTTCATCGTTGACCATAATTGAGGTTGGATATATACCGTATGTTATCATAGCCCGAACCTCCTTCGGTTGTTACCATATAATTGTTTTACTTCTGTGGGGGAGAGGGTCTTGTTGAAATCAGCATTTATGTAGTATATTTGTGCGCTATATGATGTTAGTATTCGATTAACACCAAGTCTATGCTGATTAAGTTGTATTAATCCATTTGTTAATGCATTTGTTGTGACAATAAGATTGCCATTTAGATATAACCTTGCCTTTTTATCAGTATGGTCATAAGTGCAGACAACCATATATTTTTTAAAAGCTGATATTATTGTTGATGCTGACACATTAGAAGCATCTCCTGAACTATCAAAAGCATTTATATATAAAGTGTTATCAAGGACGTATATCCTAAACCCATCAAGTGAAGTGCTGGGGTCATAGTATGAAAGAACTTTGGTTCCGGTAATATTGGGAATACTAAACAAAGTTAAAAATGAAAAACTTGTATTTGCAGGATTAATTGCCGCGTTTCTAACCCCATAATCATCCACCCCATCAGTACCCAACCCATACGGACTCTGCCACCCACTAGCCCCGCTATACGCAAAGTTGTTCAACTTCATGTGCCTGCCATTCCCGCTGTAATCCTTCCAGTAATACTTATTATCGGGGTTGCAAAGGACTTGCTTTGTACCCTCCCAATAGGCTGTACCGTCTGCGGTGAGGATTGCGTCCATTTCGGTTGCGGTGGGTTCGTTGCCTGCGCCGAAGATTGCAGTTAAATTATAAGCCATAAACCCATCAAAATAAGCAACACACGAGGCGGATGCTATACTGCCTATATGACATTTTTGATATGGAGCACTAATATCGACTATTTTGTGTATTGCACTTTTAGTCTGCCATTGATTTAATTTCGTTGTGTCAAACGTAAGACTTCCTTGATTTACTTGAAAAAATAAATTCCCGGAAATATAAGATTCGACAAAAACCGAAGCCTTATAATACCACACATCCCCTATTTCGAATATATAATCCTGAGAAACATATCCATTATCATTAACAGGCGTTGATTTCATTGATGTTGTGCCAAACAAAGAATGTTCTGTACTAGCAACGACATTACCTGTTGCCGTCCATCCTGTTAAATCGCTTTCAAAATCGCCGTTAATACAACTCTGATTCAACCCATACCAAACCTGCCCACGCTCCCTAGCATCCCACCACGCAAGGACGTTTTGCTTTAGGTTCGGAGGAATGATGGGCTTTTTCTGCATCATTAATTTTTGTGCAGGATTCATCATATCCGCACCCCCTACAATGTCCCTATGCCAAGTTTAAAGGTTAGTATTGCCCCATCTATGGTAGTTTCTCCACCTAAACATTTGGCTTTGGCATATATACTTGTATCTGCGGCGGCAAGGCTAAAGTCTATGTTATAACCAAAACTTTCAGCAACGCAGTTAGCACCTTCATCTACTAACGTGGGGACTGACACTTTGCCGATATATCCAGGTAAAGAAGCATCGTCTTGGTCGAAAACTGCGTTAGTTGCCTGTGCTGTAGGGCTTACGTTGTATAGGTATATTTCGTACCCCATACCACCACTAAATACAGCGGCTTGGTCAAGGGTTGCTATAATACTATAAATAACTCCGCTTGCTCCTGCCGCTAATAATGAGGTTAAATCAAACTCCATTATTGCCCCTGCATCTGTGCTAACTACATCATTAGCCGCATGTGCCGCACCTGTTCCGATTGTTATGGTTGAAGAAAAGGATTCTCTTGTATTACTTCCAGCTAGCTGAACAAGAGCACCCTCAGGTTGTTGTATCTGATATTCAGTTCCCGCTGGCATCGCGTCAAGTCCACCAGTGAATTTATAATATTCACCACTTGGGGTAACTCCGACAACATCAGCACCATCACCGGTTGTAACAGAAGCGGTAAATTCATCTAATCCATCAATAGCAGCTGCAACTAACGTGGCAGTGTTTTCTGTGTCATCCGGCATGCCACCAGTCATGCCTAAACTGACCGTCAATACTTGGCCAGATAAAGCTGCGGCTAAAGCATCATCTCCGGAACCTTCTATCACTTTGGCCAAATAGGCCCTTCCTGCCTCCCCTGCGGTTGCAACCGTCACGGTAATAACAGAATCCCCAACCTGTATTTTGCAGGTTGCCGCTTCTGCCGCATGAGCGCTTGCAAAAGTCAAGGTATTACCATCGTTATCGGTAATGGTCCTGACATATTGAATGCCCTTAATGTCAAAAACAACGACTTTGCCAATAAGCATATCATTGGAAAAATTCTTAGTGGTGTCCTGGAGAGTGGTAGCGCTCCCGCCTGTTGCTATTCCAGCAATATACCCGCCAGTAAAATTACCGAATTTATCCTGCATTATTTCATCCCCTCCCAATGGCCGCAGGAGAAGTGAGGTATACCCACTATGCGGTCGTATTTATCCAGGGCAACATCTTCGATCTTATCTCGTATCTCTTTGGCTCTACGTCTTTCAGCCGCTTCTTCTGAGCGTTCTAATTTAAGTATGTAATCCTCTAACCTGATTCGTTGCAGGTCATTTTCATGGAGCTGGGTCAGCACCCGGGCATCCAGCTCCCCAAGGTTAATTGTCATTACCAGGTGGTCGTTGCGGTGAAGTTTGTATTTCTCCTTTACAGGATCGAACGATAAAACAAGAGCCGGGTCGATTTCTCGAACCCGGCTTGCAATATCGAACATATCACCAGGGATATATCCATTATTCATATTGACCTCCTAAGTAGCGTATGAGGTAGGATGAATAGTGTCGGATGCGGCCTCGTCTATTATTATATATTCTATCTCGGCCATACATGCAGGAGTAGCGGCAGTAGTACCATTTGTAATGGAATAGGTAATCAATTCGCCCTCTGCACGTTTTTTGGCGGCCTCCACCAATGAAAAGGCTTCAACCACTGCAGCATCAGGAAAAGCAACTGTATCGCTATAGGTTTTGGCAGTTATCAAGGCAGTAGATCCTACCTCAAACAACCACGCGCTGGTATTGGCGGCGTCTATTCCGGCATCGTCACCCTGGGGAATTATCGAGATATTTACCAACTCCAATGCGCAAGGGCATCTTGCTAATACAATATCCGCTGCGTCAACACCGGCAGCAAGCGCAGCTATAGGTACAAAAATGGACCTTTTTTTTAGGGCTTGACCTACATTTCTGGGTTGAATCAAGGATTTCACCTCCATTTATTTATCGGAAAGGCAGGGGAGGAAAAACCTCCCCGCTCAAACTAGGCAGTTGCTAGGTCAACTAATGCGCAGTTGTGACTAGGAGCCTTGCATCCCAGGGTTGCATAGTAATACAGGATGGCTTCATAAGCATCCACGCCGCTTACACGAGACAAAACAGCGCCATCTTCCTCCATCCACTCGATGTCAGACATTCTATATATTGCCAGAGAACTTTCATCCAGGAAGTAAATACGGCCAGGCATACAGTGACGGTCAACCACCAAAGGCTTCTCGTTGTATTCAAGGGCGGTGAAGCCTCCGTCAAGTTTCAGGTTGTTAACAAACCGTCCGTCAGCTTTAACCAACGCCAGATATTTACGTCTCTGAGTATAATCGGTCATGATAAGGGAGATTTCTCCACCTTCGCCCTCGGCGGTATCAAACCCCTGCTGCATTAAATCAAGAGTAAGTTTACGGGCAGTTCCGCCATTTGCCAGATAGCCGGCTTTCCAGAACTCATTGCCGGCAGTGGCACGACTGATACCGCCAACACTCATAGCGGTTGTTACCAACCCGTAACCGGCATTATTCTCGTTGACGATACCACGGAGGCCCATCATGGCCAGGCGATAGTTGCCAGCACGAACAATGAGGTCATTGTCGGCAACGGTGCCATCCAAAGCTGCAGCCATTGTCGCGGTAAGAGCAGTGGCCCTGGCAGATACTGCTAAGGCTTTAGCGGCGGCTCTACCGTCACCAGCCGTTACACTGGCAGGATCAACAATATCAATCAGCATGCCTTTTTGAATATACAATGCACTCGGATTATCAATCGTCAAGGTTGTACCGGTACCAGGGTCACCATTTACCAAACCGATAACGCCAGTTCCGTCACCGTGGAGCTGGACATTAACCTCTTCTTTAATATCCTTGGTAGCTCCTTCAATTTCTGAGTCAATAGCCCGGACAAATGCGTATTTGTCTTTGCGGCTGGCCTTAATTGCAGGACCGGGAATCTGGATTCTGGCATAGTTGTAAGCGCAGTTATAAACTGCCTGGTCGTATTGCTGGTATCCAGCGGTGGGGAGAGTACCATTTTCAGCCCTGGCACCTACACCAGAGTTGCGGCCAGTGTGCAAGGGGACGATGGCCTTTTTACCGCCAACATCTTCCTCATTCTTGGTCAGTCTTTTCATCAGGATGCTGGAATTGTTGAATTGGGTCTGAATTGGTCCTAAATAATCCTCTTTGAGAATATCGTCTAATATAGTTAAGCTAGTTCCTGGCATTTAAGATCACTTTCCTTTCAATTAAATTACGAAGCACCCAAGCGAGCCAAAGCTGATAGTTTGGCGTCTCTGAGTGTCGCCGGTTTATTAATTTGCACTGGTGGAGCTCCACTCGAACCGCTAACTCCTAGCGGCGGAGGAGAACTGCTCTTGTCTATTTTGGTTTTGACATACTCGGTCACTCCATCGGTTTTGGCCGATTTCAACTTCTCATTGAGTTCATCGATTTGCTTCTGCAAAGATTCAACTTTGGGGTCGTGGTTCATGGCCTTCCAGGCTGCTTCCGCATCATAGATGCTGTTTTTCATCATGTATTCGGCCACTTTTTGCTTGTCGAATCCATCTTTTTGGTACTTGGCAGCAAGGCCATCCATGTATTGGTTGAATTTCGCGGTCTGTTCTTGCTGCTCAAGAGACTGCCCTTTCTGCTTAACTTCCTGTTCCTTTGCAGCTATTTCTCGTTGCTTATCCTCTAGTGCAAGTTCTTCAGGAGTCTTAGGTTCATAAATCCCTTTATTCTCGTAGAACTCTTCTAATTTTCTAAGGGTGCCAATGGGATCGCGTTCGAAGGCCGCCGATAATTGGAGTGCCTTTTCGGCTTGCTCCTTGTACGGCTTGAATTGCTCTACTTCCTGCTGAAATACCCGCCTTTCCTCGGCCAATGTCTGGGTCTTTTGGGTGTAATCCTTTTGCATCATCGAGCCTTTTTCGAGCTCGCTTATTTGCTCAAAGGTCAATTCCCGGCCATCAGGCAATTTGTAAACAGTCGGTATGGGTTCATCTGGGTTAGTCGTCGTCGCTTCATTCGTTTCAGGTGTCTTTTCGCCAGGTTGAACGGAATTATCCACCACCGTACTCTCCTTGGGTACTTCGGCAGCGGGTTTCTGGTCGGTTCCGGCTTCTTGACTTGCCTGAAACTGTTTGAGGAATGAAGATGACGCTTTGAACTCATCCCGGGTCATACTGGCATCTGCTGCAGGCGGAGTAGTTTCTGCAGGAGCAGCAGCAGTATTGGTATCAACAGGAGCAGGGGCGCCACCAGACGGGACACCGTCATCTGCATCAAACAGTGGGTGATTTCTCCAAGATGTCAGTCTGTTGGCTGTTGTGAAACGCATAAATAAAATCCTCCTTATGCACTGCCTATACGGCTTGGTGCTATATACTTGGGCAATAAAAAAGCGACTCCCGATTGTGGGTTAGTCGCAGGGGCCACGTTATTAAGTTCTCCTATGGTTTGCCCGAAGGCAAGACCGGCACAACAAGGAGAGTTATTGTACCGGCCCGGGTGGACTTTGTTGAACTGGTTGGGGCGACTGTGGCGGCTGTGCTTGGCCTTGTTGTTGGGAAGCCGCCGCTATTTCCTGCATCATCGCCAATACCTCTTGGGTTCGTTGTTCAGGCGACATAACTAACAATTGCTCAACTATGTCAGGCCTAGTCTGTTTTAGAAATTGCATAAAGTCTGCTACTTCCTGTTCGGTTGGCATTTGCTGTTGGACTTGTGCCGATTGTCCCTCAGGTTGGACATTGCCACCTCCCGGCTTAACGGGTTGAGTGGGTGTAGCCGGTGGCTTCAATGCCTCCTGGTGCATCAAACAATGCGCGTCAATTATCTGTTTAATGCCATCGTCCAGCATTTCATAATCAGTGGTCTTTCTCATACGATTATGCTCATAGAAGTGGGCCTCGTGGTTATGCCAGTCTAATACCTGAACCTCTTGACCAGTCTTTAACTTCTCGTTCTCTCGCTGGGCCTGGTTGCAATCCAGGGCATTATCCTGGTAAATATCGTCTACGCTACCAAACTCCAGATACTTAAGAGCCTTGGCGAAGTCTGGCCTGCCTGTGCGTGGGTCAGTGAAGAATCCCGCGGTCAACATTTCCATAACCATGCTTTGTTTGGCAGCCTTGCTGCTTGGCATAGCAGATCCAGCTTCAACCGTCAGGGTTAGATTGGATTGCAGGTCGGCTTTCTGGAAGTCAACCCATTCTATCTTGTTATCCTCACCGACTATGGCAAAGCCTCTGTCCTCATCGTAATTTTCCTGACATTCTTCAAAGTCGTTCTGGAATACCTTCGCATAACCAGCTTCAATATTGGTGATTAGAGGCCGGACAATATCATCGTCCTTCTCCTGCAGGAAGTTGATAGCCTTGCCACTGGTAGCATTGGCCGTATCTTTGCCGAATGATACCTTGTTGATCACCGGGACGATCTCAAACTGTGCGTCCAGTATTTCCAGTTCCTTGAATATGGCATTATCCAGTGAAGGAACCGTTATGGGAGAAATTGCCCCGCGAACATCGGCGCCAGGTACCAGACTCTCGATAAATATCCCTGGTTCAGTCGTGTAATCATCAATGTCTATCCGGGAACTGTCATAAACAGAAGGCGGGTCATTATAAAGGTCATTGTGCATTTCTATTTTACTTAACAATTGGTTCCACCTACGTTGGATAGGGATAAGATCATCGATAATACCCTTGGGAAAGAACTGGCCAGGTATATTGATTAGATTAAAGTCAACGATACGGATCTTGGGGCAAGCTTCCGGCTTGCCTAACAATTGATTACCTGCCCAACGGTACTTAATACCCTTCGGGAACCTTCTGCAAGGGAGGATATACAACTCTTTAACCGTGACTGGATTGGCAATATCCTTCTCGGTTTTACGCCTGTTATCGCCAACGGCACCGCTTAAACTGGCATTTAATCCAGTGAGTTGCGTTTCCTTCTCGCTCTGGACCTCAACCTCATACAGTTCCCATACTTCTTCTGCGTCCATGATCTCCGCATCACCAATTATGGTCATGTCCTTAAGCCGTTTCTTGCCAGGCTGCGGGTAAATATTGAATGGAGTACGAAGAACCAGGTCGGTATCACCCGTTGACACATCGATCTTATCCAGCGGTACTCCTTGGTCGTTCTGCGGCTTGCCATCAGGAGTTAATCCCTTGTCTGTGTTCATTAACTCCAACATACGAGGGTCATCGTCAACTAATCTTTCGCCCTTTTTGGGGTTCCAGAACTGCTTATAGTAGGCTTTGCCGCAAGCGACCATCCAACCAACCATTTCCGGGTGAATATTGTCTAAATCAAGCATTTGCCAGTGATAAACCTCTAATTTTATAGCTGCTCTGGCTGCCTGAATGTCGTTCTCTTCCCTCGAATGAGCTTGAGCATCAGGGATTGGCTTATTTTTAGTTAATTTAGCCATGATTGTGCGATATACAGGTAGTATTCTGTTATCGACTATACGCACTACCCATTCCGGGTCGTACTCTACCGGTACCCGGTTTAATTCACCGGTGTGACTGTTGACCTTTACGAGCTGGTCACCGGCTAAAAATGCTAAATTGAGCATCCATTGGCGCTCTTTTGCGCGTTTGGCCTTGGCGCTTTGGGTAAAGAACTCATTACCGTATGTAATCAGGTCTTGATCGTCTTGAATATCCTTCATTTGCATTGGCGGTTACCACCACCTTTCAGAAAATGTAAAAACCCGCTTTTACACGGGCCCGGCTGACTACTTCTTAGGTTTTTCTGGTTTCTTCGGGGCAGGCGGCTTCTTAGGTGCAGCTGGTTTCTTAGAGATCTCCGGTTCCTTTGCTTCCATGGTCTGTGCTTTTATCATAGTATTAGCGGCATGTTCCCCATTAATAACGGTTTCCTCAACCGCCTCATAATCTCGGTCAAATATCTCAGGTCTAACCGGGCACCTTTCGCCATTCTCACTGGTTATAATCATGTCACCAGGGAATACAGCTATAGGACCGTCAATCGTCCGTATTGCAGGGGCAAATCCCTGTAATTCATGCTTTGTCTTTTCCATCTGGTCAGGTGAATATGCTACCCCATTAAACAGCCAGCAATCTTCCATGCCGGGGGTGTAGGGTTCAGCGTCAATAGGTGATTGTTTCTTTCTGAATTTCGGCATCTATTTATCCTCCTTAAATCAAACTATAATCATCGTTTATTCGCTCATGTTAGTCATGAGCGATCACCGCCTCTCGGGTTATTTACTCCCTTTGTGGCCAGTGCCTTTCTTTAAGGTGCTTCCTTTGCCCTTGGTTTTACCCACTTAGCTCACCTTCTTTCCATGCGCTGATGCGTTCGCCCATGCGCTCCAATGCCTCAAACAGCCAGGCCCAGGTATTATTCATCAGCACTACCTTCCGTTAAATTAATCTCCCGGAAGTTTCTTCTCAATAACATCAAGCAGCCGGTGCACGATCTTAAGATCAGCATCCCGGCTTTGGTTGTCCATCTTAGGTTTAATGAGATTGTTTTTGTCCAGGAAGTCAACCAACTCATTGACATGGGATCTCGGTATAATAATATCGAAATCCTCTTCTTTTAGAGCTTCCATTTGGTTATACTCGCCAGACTTCAAGTGCCCAATGTTTCCTGTTGCATGGTCCCACATCCAAAAACCATTGATATACTGTTTCATCTATTCCCTTCCCGCCTTCTCGGCCATCTCAATTATCCTGGCGTCATTCTGCCGCTTGCTAGTGGGTTTTACTCTATCTGTCCTGGATTCTATTGCCTGAGCCTGCTTGACCTCGGGTAAGTCTCTGGCCATCAGTCTATCGAGCAGGTCTTTGCGCTCTGCTTGCCAGGTTGACTGGGCTTGTTTAAAGGATTGGGTAACTGACCATGTGGAATACATGCCCATGAGGGCTATGAGTGCCAATGCGATTATGAATATTGTTTGTGTCAAATCTCTCTCCTCCTTATCCGTATCTCTTGGCCTTCTTCTTCTTGGAAAGGCTCTCAATGTGGTCGTGAATTTTCTTTGCGTCACCCGTTAGGACTTCCTTGGGCTGTTTGATTTTTGTGGTCTGCTGCCAGCGTATCTCATCACCTATCATGTCGGAAAAAAGCTTGTCATCATGCTTACCGCTTTCGGCATCGGGCCTATTGTTCTCGTCATAAACAAAACTGAGCATTTCTTGTAAGGTCGGTATATCGTTGTAGCACTCGATACATTCATCGACGCTTGATGCAGACTTATCAATTATCACGGGTCTGGTGTTGCCGTCTGTTTTCCAACCGAATTGCTTTTTGAGTTCTTTGCCCATAGAATCATATTTCTTACGGACATATTGCCGTGGATACCCCAACCTTTCCAATTCTTCAATCGGAGCCGTATTCCAGTTCATTTCGATCCCGATTAAGGCATCATTGAAGTATCGGCCTAAACAGTACATTTGCCAGGTAAATGGCTTGGAGTTCATCAGCTGCATATCAAGGGTTGCACATCGGTTTCCGGTTACATTGTTTATGACGGTGCCAGTGTAGAAATCTTTACCCTCACCTTTGGTATCTCCACCTACAACAAATGGATAACCGAATTGAGGTTCCTCATAAAGCCGGATCGGCCCTTGTAGATCGTCGACCCATTCAATGGAGTAGTCCAGTATTTTGTCTTTTGTATCCGGGTCATTCCACTTAAAGTTAAAGCGGCCCACTTTATATGGCCGCTCCTTGTATAACTGTTTAAGGTATTCAATTCTTAGCGCTACAACCTCTTTGTCAAACACGCAGCGCCCGGATGCAAGGAATGACTCTTCTGCGTAGCATGGGTATTCCTGCTTTACCAGGGCTTTCAGCTCGACCCATTTATGGTAGTACCAATATATCTGCTGCCAGTCTAGGCCAATGTCATTAAGCAGCCACTTACAACGATAATAGGCCCATTCCTTACTGGTATCTTCCCATTTGCCCTTTATTGCTGCCTTGACGTTATCCTTAAACTCCTGTTCCTTAACATCACTTTCGAAATTGAGGCAGTATTCAGAGGTCCGCCACCATGCGTAGAACTTCGGCTCCCACTCATTATCCTCGTCCCATAGATCCTTAAATTGGTTGAAGCCATTAGCCGTGCTTTCCAGGATCTTGATACAAGACTTGGTAAGCGCCTGGCCTAAGCTGGCCAGCATATCTATAATGTTGTCCCAGAACGCAGCCTCGCTGCCATGGAAGAAGTTCAAGGTCTTGGATCGGCCTACTCCTTTTTTCCCTGCCGTAGCCACACGCCAAACAGAATTGAGCTTGTCAAATAGGAGCTCCCTGCGGTTGTTGTACTTCTCATGCGGCTTTAGCTTGTCGGGGAACTGGTCATAGGGGAATTTAGCCTTATCTTGAAATATAGCCTCGGTATTGTCCCCATCATCGGCCAACGTGTATCCGGCAAAGTTGCGGCGGGTTATGCTGCAGGCCAACTGATAAGCGGTAATAATAGAGGTAAAGCCCTGTTGTCTGCCTTTAAGAATCAGAAACGCAAGGGTTAGACGTTTTCCGGCGGTGAAATCAGCTATGGCCTGGTTAAGATCATCAATGAAGTCTTGTTGGACCTCGTTTAAAAAGAAAGGAACCGTCTTGCGGTCCTTATCAACGATAATCATTGCCATTTCAACTAGGTATTCGGGGTTTTTGTGTACCTCTTCTCGCAAAGCTGACCATTCTGGATTTACTAACTTCTCGGCTACCGATTCAACATACTCCCGGTCTTTCTCGGGGTCGTGGTACTTCTCCCACTCTTCCCGCCTTTTCTTGATGATCTTATAAGCGGATAGCACCCCATGAATAGGCGCGGATCCCATTAGAAAAAGTCCTCTAACTTCTTAACCATATTTACGTTAAGGCTGTCCTTGTCAAACATACCTAGATGTCGGGCTATTGAGTCCAAGGCGCCCTTCTTGTCATGCAGTTTAAACTCTAGGCCATACTTGCCATACTTAACTGATTCAATGGCTGCCGTCTGGTATTTGGTCAAGGTGCTGAAATCTTTAAGTATAATCTCGTCCCGCTTCTCATAGATCGGCTGGCCATCCTCGGTCTCACCTATTTTGATTAGCAGGGTCTTAATGTCCAGGTAGTTTGTAATGTCCGAAAAGCCTAGCTTTGCAAACTCTATCAATGTATTATCCGCCGTGATATCCGTCCGTTTTTCTCGATCTTTCATTTCAGCTTGGATAGCGATGCCAATCTTAGCATTACTTAGCAACCTCTTAGCGTTTACTGCTGCAACATCTTCACTCTTCACGTTATACCCAGCTCTAAGATAAGCTTGAGTGGCGTTCAAGTCCACTAAGTATTCTTTTACAAACATATTTTGCTTTGGGGTTAACTTATCTGCCATCAAGCTCACCTCCCTTAAAAAAGAGCATTAAAAAAGCCCCCGCAGGGGCTGTAGGGGGTTGTTTATATTCCGGGAATCACATCTTTCAGTAATTTGGCGGCTTTTATTACCTTACTGGTAGTGGAGTTTTCTGCTAAAAACATTACCCCGCGCAAGGTTATATTCATATGGTCCATCATTGCCATTAAGGGTGCTCTACCATTTCCTCCCTTTGGAAAACTTACATCTTTGATTAAGCCGGCATCTTGCATCATTTCAAGTATATAATCCCGTCTTTCCCTGCTTATTCCTAACACATCAGGCGTTAAGTCTTTAAAATCAGGTTTATCTTCGTCCAGTGATTTATCCAAAGCTTCGAGCACCCTGTAAATAATATCTTCCGTCTTCATTCTTCCCATTTCCCCTCTCGTTTTTCCTAATTCTACCACAAAATATGAGCGGGGTATGTTACTTACTAAATCTTAAATATATATAGTCTATTCTTAGTTAAGAGTCTATTCTTAGTTATGCGGGTCGAAATACGACTTTTGCCCCCGGTTGTATACTGACTTCTGCCCAAAGGTTGATATACAACTTCTGCCCCTATAATTATTCCTTAATTCGGTAGGCCGTAACGTGTTTTTCAGACTTCTTTCCGGTTGTCGGATCTCGCCAGTGCATCTGCCAGGATTGCACCACATTTTTGTCCTGCAGTTCCTTCTTGGCTTGCTTAAGAGTCGATAGCTTCATTCCTGCATCCTTGGCTAATTCTTCATTAGACCTCCAAAAGTAGTCTTCCTTTTGTGTGCCGGAAAATCTATGTTCTAACTCATTCAGGACTACATAAAGCCATTTGGCCTGATAGGATAGATTTTTAAACTTTTCGTCATCGTCCCTAAATAAGAGACGCGACAACTGTAGATAGTTGCCCTTTTTCCTTTTCATCTTTCCAGCCCCTTGCAGCTTCATTTTCAGCACTCGATCGGGGGAAGGCAAGGCTCCCCCAATCTCAGACGGTCCCGGCCAGAACCGTAGCTGTATGTCTTTCATAGACATAAAAAAAGAACCGGCATCAACCAGTTCCTTTGTTACATCTATATAATTACCACTTCCTGAATAATGGCCACAACCTCTTATCATATCGTCTGGTATACTGCGGCATGCTAGCCCACACTACACAATCATTCCAGAGTATCTTATATAACATGCTGCAACCCCCCTTAAATAGAAAAGGCCAGCTCCGAAGAACCAGCCTGGTTGGGCCATAAAAAAAGCACCGCCGAAGCGATGTTTTCCTTGGGACAATTTTCCTATTATGAATATTATAAACCGAGTAAATTTCACGGTCAATTACATTTTGTAAAAAGTCTTTGTAATTCCCATTGTTCCTCTATTACCTCATGTTTTTTATTTAAATAACAGCCCGTAAATCTTGGCTTTTTAACGACTTTGTCAAGTCCCTCCCTCTTAAGGTCCCTACATAATTTATTAAATTATCTCTGTATTGCACTATTGACATACTGACATATTGGGCTTAAAATTGTACATATCAGGGTGGCCACGAGCCCCACGGAAGGAGCGGATAGTATGGAAGAATTAAGACAAAAGTTGCAAACGCGAATGGATCGACATACATCAGTTATCGACGCAATTGTTGAAGAGGAAAACGAATATTTCAAAATTAACGGTGAACCTATGCCTCGCAAAACTCAATACAATGAGCGTATGGGTCGTATTTATGAGTTGTCTCAGTTAGCCGATATGTTAGGAATTGAATTAACACGCAGAGTATGATACCTAAGGCCAGCCGGGGCCAATACCGGCTCCAGAATATGGGGAGGAATATAGAATGCAGGCATTATATCAATATGACGAATTAGAACAATCCATAAATCCTAAAATTGGCAAACTAGCCGATCTATCTATGTATGACAGGATTATAGTATCCACAAGCGGCGGCAAAGATAGCGCCGCTTGTGTCCTCTATCTTTTGGGTTTGGGCATCCCGAAGGATA